ATGATGAAACTTTTTGTGAGGATTGTTGTCCCGAAGGATATGGCGAATAATTAATCCCACAGAAAAAAAGAGGCGTGGTTATCTCATGCATTTTGAAGAAGGCACTCAAGATGCTGTTCTTTATCAACAAATGAATGAGGACAAAAAGTCTTCGGCTTATTATAGACGAGGCTTTGACTTTGGAATGACGCTGCATTTAAAATTAAGGAGTATCAAATGAACGCTCAAAATAAAACCCATGCTGTCATGTCTCAACGACATGAGAAAAAGGATAGTCTCGATTACTTTCCTACCCCGCCTTGGGCTACGCGAGCTCTCTTTCATTCAGTCATCTTACCCATGGGTATCATTCATTATAATAATCGTGTATTAGAGCCAGCTTGCGGTGGTGGACACATGGTTAAGGTCCTTCAAGAGTATTTTGATAAGGTCGAATCATGTGACATAGCCGATTATGGCCAAGATCGTATTGCAGATTTTTTGTCTAAAGATGTAGAAGAAGAATACGATTTTATTATTACTAACCCACCTTTTAACTTAGCTGAAGAATTTGTCCTCAAAGCGTTGCCCATGGCTCGCAAACTTGTCGCAATCTTCGCTCGAACTCAATTTATGGAAGGAATAGGTCGCTATGAAAGATTATTTAAACCAAATCCGCCAACGATTATCGCTCAATTTTGCGAGCGAGTACCAATCGTTAAAGGCCGTTTGTCTGCAACTGCTTCAACAGCTACAAGCTACGCTTGGTTCCTATGGCGAACAGATCAAAAAAATGATCAAACAAGCTTGGTCTGGATACCGCCGTCAAGACGTATCTTTGAAAAAAACGCAGACTATGGACAGAGTGTGGAAGCTCCACATTCTCGACCCACGGGTCACGCCCCACAAACAGACCTTTTTGGAAAAACTGAAGGAGATAATTAAATGAATGATGAAAAAAATGATTGGATTAATATTCACGAAATGCCATTATGGGCTGAGGCTATTCTAGAAATAGAAGGCCTTGTCAATGAAGAAGTCTCACGTCTCAAAAAGAAAGATGATGCTAAAACAGCTGCTTTGTTGATGAAAAGTCTTACTGTTATTAAACGAGGGTATTGATGAATAAAAAAGAAGCTTTTGAAAAAGGTCAGGATCTTAACTCTTGTAAAGAATGTGGCCAAAAACTTAAAATAGTAAAACATATTAGGCATAGACAAAAATTATGTCCCGATTGTCGTGGTCTTCGGACCTCCGGCAGTCAGGCTATTCGTGATGTAACCGAAAACCTTAAAAAACGAAATGCAAACATCATCGATGACGATGATTGGTCAACTCAAGACGATCCAAGAGCATTGAAAGAAAAAGAATATGGCCGAGTAATTCGAGTCTCACACGCCTCAGCTCGAGAAACAACTCTTAGCGAACTCTTTTAATGGCCGAACTTATATGTAACCTACCCGCTCAAAAAGTATTTGTGAGAAAAGAATATCTCCGTGATCTGCAAGATGGTCACGGCGAGTTCGTTCAAGGTGTTTGGATATCAGCTAAATCTATTCCTGGAAGAGCCTTTTACTTTGAGACTTATCTGCCTGAATACGGGGCTTTGTTCGATAAGTTACCCATTAGTGCCTTTGTCTCACGTCCCACGGCTCCCGAGCCGGATATGCCCCTTAATAACCTACAATTCTGGAACTGTATGGATTATGGTGTTACAGCAATCTGTAAACAGTTTATAGGGTCTATGGATTTTGAAGTGCTGACTAGAGATTTTGGAATACAAAAAGGTGTTTATATCGCTACCCTAGATAATTATCACGCCGATGTTAATTCAATAGATTATAGTACAGCTGAAACGCCTGAAGAACATAAATCCTTTAATCTGCTTCAGCTCAATAATGGACAGTTCTGTCTGTATCCTAATAATAGGATGAGAGTTTATGATAATAGTCTCACGCCTCACGAGCCTTTACGGCCAGACTTCAAAGTTAGTACAATCGAGTACCAAGTTGAGAATGGGAATCAGACCCGACTCGGAGATACTGACGAATATTTTTGGAAAACGAAAAAAGAATCGTCCGACTAAGTCCTTGATTTTATTGAATAATTTTAATAGTTGACTTTACTTTGTAATTTGTTATTATTAAGTATGGGAGAAATCCCATATCTGTTTGACATAGTTGGTGATTAGTTTTGTAATGTTAATCTTTCATTATTTAATAGGAGAAAATTAATGAAAAAAAATACACTCGAAAATAAAGCAAATAAGTTTGATAAAATCATGGCAAGAAAAGTAAAAACTTTCTTGGGTAAATTATCGAAAAATGAAATTTACGATACTTTAAATGATCCATACAGCTTAAATGCTCCTTCTTACTATACCTCTAGTAAAAACTTCGATGGAAAAGGTAATTTTCCTATGAGTTATATCGAAGATTTCGTAAGAGTTCATAAAAGTAATTTTAGTAGTCATAAAAGTACTATTTATGTTCAAGGCAAAGCAGTCAAAAGCCTGAAGGCCGTGTCTAACGAAGCTATAGTCTGGGATTTAATTTATAAATTCGGACTTCAGGAGGCTAGTAAAGAAGCCAGTCAATACATGGGTAGAGGTAAATCACATAGAGTTCTTGTTAGTGCTATCGTAGATTATATCCACCCTAAAACGGTTCTTGAAAAACTATCTGCCTAACACGGCTCACGGCCCTCGACAGAAATGTCGGGGGCTTTTTTGTTAATCTCCTTTATATATAGAGCTGAAAATAAAAAAAATATTTTTTGTTAAAAATAGGTGTAACAGGTGTAAAATATGTAACACATACCTGTAACCCTTAGTACATAAGGGTTTTAGTGTTACATATTTTGTTACATATTTGATTTTAAAAATGTAACATCACAGTATTAGATCGATTTTGGCTTTACTAAGGCCGAAAAAGTTTTTTGCAAAAAAATATTTTCTGCTGTATATATACAGAATGAATAAATTAAAGCCTTTGAAAAAAGGTCGTGGAAGACCTAAAGCAGACTTACATAGCAGACTGACTAGAAAGCAAGAGAAGTTTGTAAAAGAACTTGTTTCCAATGATGGAATGATAACTTTGAGAGAGGCCGCAATCAATGCGGGCTATCCCGCTTCTTCAGCTCACACTAGAGCTTATGAAATGACTAACCCTGAAATCTGTCCACACATCTGTCGAGCTATTCAAGCTTATCGAGATGAGTTAGATGAAAAGTATGGTATTAATTTTAAAAGACATTTACGAGATTTACAAAGAATAAGAGATTTGGCCATAGAAAATGGAGCTTATTCAGCCGCAGTACAAGCTGAGTATAGAAGAGGTCAGGCTAATGGTAATATTTATATTAATAAATCTGAAATACGACATGGAACCATAGATAGTATGTCTAAGGAAGAAGTTCTTAAAGCTTTGAAGGAACTTAAAGAAAATGAACCGAGATACGCTAAAGAAGTTATTGACCACGAGGAAACGAAATCCGTCAAAAAAAGAATCGGGTCTGTACGAACAGTTAAAGAGAGCATCTCTACTCTACAATAAACCTATAAGACTTAGTAGAATAGAAAACTGGATGACCTTGGGTCTTCCAGATTTACTTATTTGTGATCACAATCATAAATTTCATTTTGTAGAATTAAAATATACCCAATTTAATGCAGTTAATTTAAGCCCTCAGCAAATTAGTTGGATAACATTACATAAAGAAGCTTCCGTTTGGATTTTGGTTAAAAGCCTTAAAGGCCTTCATTTGTATAAAGCTGACCAAGCCATAGAGCTGAAAGAACAAGGAATAAAATTAGAACCATATTACTTCTGTCCGGAGCCTTTTGATTGGCAAAAAACTTTTGACTTGATTTTATAGAAAAAATCGCATATCGTTATTTCAACTTAAACAAATAGCTTGGAGGCTAGATATGACTAAATTCAAAACTAATATTCCAAAGGATTTTGGAAACGAGTATAAAGACAAGCATTGTTACACACCCGTACATGATGAGGAACAAGGCTATAGAGTTGCTAAGGTTACTTATAACGAGATTGGTTACCAACCTTTGGGTAAAGCTAATCCAGATGATCCGCATGAATTAGATAAATTTTGTGGAACTTATGAGCATTGTAGACAAATCTGCGATAACTTTAATAAACATATCAACGTCAGCCGTGACTTAGAAAAAAAATTAGTTTGGCTTTCTATGGAATTGCAAAAGGACTTAGAAGGTTTTCAAATTGAAGTTGTGGCAGGCCCACAATGAACAGAGTTAAAATTATATTTCCTGACGATGATCCGAGATGGAATTATGTTAGAGGTGCTTTTCCAAAAACCAAGGCCGAGGCTAAACAATGTTGGGAAGAAATTTCTTGCGGTTTAGCTATGGAAAACCTGACGGAGGACGGAGAGCTGAGTACAACTGAAACTAATAGAAAAGAGCGAGGCATCTTACAAGATGCCAAGCTTTTGTTTACTCGTTTCAAATGTCCAAAAGATGTTGCTGAGTATTCTGACTATGACCTTTCAAAGTTTGTGGAGGATTGATTATGGAAACTTATCCAAAATTAAATAGAACAATTAAACCCGCTTTCAAACCTATCTTAAAAAAAGTCGTGGCCTCCGCTC